AAAAAAAGTTGGGTATTTTTTTATTCCTATTTTGACAATCAAGTAAACCACCCCAGATCAGTAAGTGGTTATCCAATTTTTTCTACAGTTGGTGGTCTTAATAAAAAAGATATGTTGGAACTACATAAAATTTTATGCCATCTTGAAGAAAAAGAGAAAGCAGCAATAGATGAATATTAAATATTATGTGTGGTCTCAAAGTCCGTGAGTTCTTGCGCCAAATCTTCCATTTCCCAATCATTGATATTTTTATCTTTTATTTTTTCATAAAAATTTTTAACAGTTTTCATTATTTCTGTATTTTCATTATGGTCAATTTTATTTCTTAAATGCCATTTACCAAGACAAGACAAATGATTTCTTAATTTAACAGTAAAATGAACAAAAGGGTCTTTTGATACCCTAATCTCTCTTTTACCTCTAGCACCATAATACGAACTTGTGTAAAAATTATCTTTAATATATGGTTGTTTAAATTTTTTCATAAAATTTACTCCTTATATAAGGGTAGTCGAAAAGGATTTAACGACTACCCTTTTTCAGTTTCTTCACTTCGAATATATATTTAGCACTAGTATTGAAGAAACTAAATATTGTAGTTTGTTTGGATATCACATTTGGCACTACTTAAGCCAGAGAGTTAAGCCAATACTCACAAGTCCAGTTCTTCAGCATTGCGGGATTACTGTATCGCCCTTTTTCTTGTTAATGTCTATCCCAAAGGACACGTTATCATTAACAATTTCTAAGGTTAGCATATTTTATACTCACGATGTTAATTCATCGAGACAGGTACATTTTTACAGCCGTTAGCCTGTATTGTCGACAGAGATTTTATATTTCCTAATTAAAGGATTGCTCTTATGACTTTTCATTGTCGGCAACTAACCTTAAACAGCATATAAGCATTAAAAAAAATAATACAAGTATATTCTTGCATTTAATCCCATTAAATATTATATACCTATTGTGATACTGTGAAAGTGTATAAAACCGACACCGACTAGCGTTCCGATAAGTGCTTAAAAAAGGGAGATCAGTATCACAAAAGAAAGAAGAGGTAATAATGAATAAATATGAAGTACAAACAAAGTTTACTTATGGTTTTGAAAATGTTTGGAATGATGAAAATGGCAATCCAATATATTTTAATACTAAAAAAGAAGCTCAAGAAGAATTAAAAAAAAATGTTGATGATTGGAACAATGATAAACATACAACAACAAAATATTATTATTCTGATTACAGAGTTATGAAAGTGAGTGAATAATGAAAGTAAAACAGTTTGTAAAATTATTACAACAAGAAAACCAAGAACTAGAAATTGTTTTTTGGAATGAACTGATGGACGAAAATCATTGGGGTTGTATTTTAAGCACTGATGATGTTAACAAAAAAGAGTTATGTATTTGTCCAACAATCGAAGAGGGAGAATAAAGATATGATGATTAAAAAATTATTTAAAATTTTTAAAAAGCCGAAACCAACTTTGATTTGGTTACACATAGAACAAAGACAATATTATGGTGTTATTGGTTGGTTAGCTAATGACAGGAAAACATTTGTTAAAGGTCAAGATAATTTTAACAGGTTAGGTTTAAAATAAGAAAGGAATAGAATGACTAACAAAGAAAGAGCAAATAAAATTAAAAAGTTAATTGGTTTTAAACGCAACAAAAAAATTTTGTTTTCAAGACCTGCTGATATTATTGCCGATCTAATGCATTATTGCGATTATTATTCTGACCATGAAAGTTTAGATAATAAATATGACTTTCAAAATGAATTTAGAATTGCAAAAGAATATTACAATGATGAAAAACTAGAGGAGGAGACAATATGCCCAAATTTACAATAATACAAACTTATAAGATGCAAGACATTTGGAAAAATGTTGAAGCAAAAAATAAGGAGGAAGCAGTTGACATTTGTATGGCTGGTCGAGATGTTGATGAGAACAATCCAGATTACACAAATGATATTATCGAAATATATAAAGAAGAACTTCATTATGTTGGTGGGGAGAAATAGGAGAAAGTTATGCATATAGATAAATTTGTAATTAATAACATTGGTACAAAATGGACTAATGGTAAAAATAAAAAGAATCAGTTGTTGTGTAAACTTGAAAGTGATGATGGCATTGATTTAAAAAAGTTAGTGCCTTTAATTGAACAATGGCATGAAACTATTAATGGTGAATGGGCAACAAGAGACATTGAATTAACAATAAATGTCAAAGAAAATGAAAGGGATTAAATGCTTTTATATCTTTTATTAAATTGGTTAGGTGTTATTGTGTTGATTCTTTATGTTTATCTTCAATTGAATCGATAATTTCATATTCTGCATTAACAATATTATTATCCCGTATCTCTTTTAACTTTGATTCAAGTTCTTTCCTCGTCATGTTATCTAGAGATGCGGTAACCACCTCTTTTCTATCAACATAAAATCCTGCTAACTGACCTCTTCTATATTCAGCAACAACAGCTGGACCAAGTTGTCCGTTTTCAACAGCTTTTTCTCTTAATCTAGCAAGTTCTCTTGAGTGTCTTACTACATCTACTTTTGTTGCTTCTGCGTATTCTCTTTGTAAATTTTCAATTGCCTCTACAACTTTAGGATAATATTTTGGATTACGAAGATTACAAGCTGCTGCAGTTGCACTTTTTTCTGAATAACCGGCTTGTTTTGCACATTCTGTAGGTGTTAATCTACCATTTTCTGCACAAAAGATCTCAACAAATGCCTTTTGTTTTGGACTTAAATTTTCTCTAATTTTTGGCATAATATCCTAATTATATGCATTTTTTAAAAAAGGTATAGTTATATTTAACCCTACTATTTTATATAAAACTAATTACGGATTAAAATATCCCAATAGTGTAACATATAAAAATATTTAGTGTTACAGTGGTGTTACATAAAAAAGTAATAATATCAGTAATTTAATTTATTGTAACACTGTAACGTGTGTAACAGGGGGGTAATGATTAATTTTAAGTTGGTTAGGGCTAAAAGTATCTATAAGTGGGGAAGAGGTTAGCTCTCTTCCCCGCACACTATGATGGTTTAACGGCATTCTTATGAACACGGGGCCTTAGATGGCCCTCTTGGGAGTTGGGGTGCCGAACCATCTTCGTCTAAGACACAGCTGTGTGTAGCCATTGAAAGCTTCCCCTATCCCGACTTTAAAAGGGTGGTTCACCCTTAAACTGTTTAACTTTACTTGGCATAAATTTTGTAGTTTTTAAATCCTTCATCTCCTTGTACGTCAAGTGGCGGACCGTAGTAAAAGCTTGGTGTCCCTGCGCTGTCGTTCCAAGACTGGTGGTAGAATTCATCATTCTTTGTTTCGCCCGTTGAGTTACATACTTTGCATTTGAATCTAATTTTGACATATCCACTACCCTTGCAATTGTAACAAATCACTCAACAACTGCTCCATGGTTCGTGATACGTAAATAATAATTCGTGCCATAACGCTTCTTTATTATATCTTCAAGACGGTGGTATTTATAACGATCTAATAATTCTTCCCTGGTCCGTGGATCACGCATCACTTTACTTCTTACATCATCAAATTCATCAGTTAAACGTAACTTTAAAGATCTATCCATAATCATTTACCATTAAGAAGTTTATTTAATTTTTTTTCTTTTTTCTTGGCAATTTTTTTTCGTAATTCATCAGCTTCACGTTTAAGTGCTTTATTACTTATTTTATCCATTTGTTCATTTATCCATGGCATCCACCTATCTGCTTGATGTTTATGAAAACAAATCTCTTTAAATGAGACAATTTCATTTTCTAATTCATGAAATTTAAATAAACGTAAATAACGATAATCAGGATTTGTATTTATTACATGCAATAATTCATCACATAGCTCTATCGTATCTTCATCTAAAAATTCTTGATACGTATATTTTTTTGCAACTTCTCTAATAGCGCTATCTAACTGCCCATAATCAGTCACGTTTCTACCTTCAATTGACTCCATACTCTCTCCTATCTTTATTTCTAAAATTGTAACATTTAATACAACGCCACAATTCATAATTAATTTTATCTTGAATCATATTATCACAAAGATATTTTCTAGAACAGTCTTTACAAACCTCATGTGTGTATAATCTGCCATACTTTGCCTTATACTTAAATTTTGGTAATATAGACTCCTTTCTCATCTCTCTCCCTTTTAGGAGAAGAACTTTGGATCGTGCATTTCTAATAGTTTAACAATGGCTTTGTTACCCTCTTCAAGTATTTTTTCCCATTCTTTTATACTGTAACTGCAATTATATTTTGGATCGTAGAACTTCACAGAGATCCGTTTACAATCGTAACATTCATTTACTTTTCGTATCGGACTATCTGGTAATTTCACTTAATCCGCCAATCCGTTCTCCTCTTTCTTTCTTTCTTTAAATTTCATATGTTCTTTATCAACAAGTTTCCTGATGAAATTGTTAATGCTCATATAATCCTCTTTTGCAATTTTACGTATCTTATCATACGTTTCTTTGTGAATTGCAACACTTTTGTACTTTTCTATATTCATATGTGTAATATATGGGATATTATATAAATAGTCAAATGTCTTTTCTAATATCTTCGACACATTGGACTTTATATGTAAAATATTTATTCATTTCAAACTTCATAAATTTTCGTCCCATTTCTTGACAAATTTCTAATTTTTCAAACGTTTCCTGATAAACCATTTGATTACCTGTATACACCCATATTTCACCATTAAATCCCCATAAACTAACCACTAGAAGAAACGTCTTTATCATACTCCTTGATAGTACCCCAACTTTCACCGATTTCAACATCTACTTTACATTTGACCTTGAGCGACACACAGTTTTCCATTATGGTTTTTATGACCGAATATTGTTCGGGATTTTCAACAGAGAGATTCAATTCATCATGAACCTGGATATGAGGAAGAAACCCTTCCTCATGGAGATCTATCATGGCTTGTTTAGTTTGATCGGCTGCCGATCCTTGTATTAGTTTATTTAAAGCTTTGTAAGTGAATGCACGTCTAATATTTTTACCGTAATCACGCATGGCTTCAACATGTGGTAATGGTTTATTTATGCCAAATAAATTTGGTTCCCATAAATCAAAACGACATTTGCGACCAAGTAATGTTCTAATAAAACCTACATCTTGAGCTCTAGCTGAAACTTTATCAGCTAACTCTTTTACAAAAGGTACACGTTTATGATACTGCTTCCAAAGATCTGCAGTGTCTTCTTCATCTAATCCTAATTCTGATCCAAGTTTACCTTTGCCCATACCATACATCATTCCAAGATTTATAGTTTTTGCTGTTTTGCGATCAATACCTGCCATATCAGCAACAACTTGATGAAAGTCTGCATCATCATTTTCATAGGCATCAATTACTTGACTACTGCCAGGTAAACCACCATTCGTTAACTGTGCAAAGTGTACCGTGATACGTGGTTCTTGTTGCGAGTAATCAAAAGTTCCCCACTTGCAACCATCTTCAGGGATAAATAAACTTCTTATTTTAGGTCCAATAACATTATTTCTTGCAGGAATTTGCTGTAGGTTTGGATTACTATAACTGAATCTGCCGGTTACAGTTCCTCCTTGGTCAGACCGCATTTGGTGGATTTCAGCGTGTATCCTCCCTCGGTGCGTATGCTTGAGGATAGTATCAATAAAGGTGGTTCTCGCTTTATTAATCTCACGAGCTTCAACAACCATCTTAGCAAGAGAACTAGGGTGAGTTGTAAGAAAATTTTTATCAAACTTAGGTTGACCAGATTTTTCAGTGCGCTCGTATTTAATTTTTTTTGCATCAAAAGCTTTCGCAACAGAAGCTGCAGCCCAAATATCCACTGCGACCCCTGTATCTTTAAGGATTTTACTAAGTATTTCTTTTTCTCGTTTAGCAAAAAAGTTTTTTGTTTTCTCTGCTTGATCCAGGTCAATACGCACCCCCTCCTTTTTCATGTCAAACAATATAGGAAAAAGTTTCGTTTCTAAATCAAAAATACTATTTAGATCTTGCTTAGTAAGTTCTGTTTTAAAATATTGCCATAGTTTTAAAGTTAGATCTGTATCTTTTTCAGCATAAGGGCCAACATACATTGGTGGTAGTTTCCACATTTCACCTTTAGCATCAACGCCCCAACTCTTTGCCGCTTCGTATAACAAAGTTTCGTTTTTGCTTTCACCTAAATAATGTTTACCTAGTTCATTAAGTGAATACTTAAATCTATTTTCATCAATAATAGGTGCTGCAATCATTGTGTCAATAATGCGACCATGAACTTTTAGGCCCATGGAATGTAACCAACCGACATCATACATGGCGTTATGAAAAATTTTATCACAAGGTAACTCTAAAATTTTTTTCAATTGCCCTGTAAAAATTTTAACATCGAAGTTACCACCGCCTTCATGACGTAATGGAAAATAACCAGACCAACCTTCCACTGAAAGTGCAACACCCGCTACGAACCCTTTTCCAACAGGCCAACCAGGTCCAATACCGGTATTTAAACCAATATCATTTGTTTCTAAATCAATTGCTATTTCTTTTGCTTGACTTAAGTCAGGAATATTTTGTGGTGGTGTCCACTCACTGGGTGGTTGAAACATAGGTATCTGAGTCATTTTTTTGACCTTTCTCTTTTGTTTTTTCGTTTTGTCATATTTTCATATGCTTTCTTCCAATCTTTAATTACGCCAAGTTTTACTAAATGTTTTGCCGCTTTTAAGTTTAAATCATCATGCCAATCTGGTTTTCTTTTCACAAGAAAACCTCTCTAAACTCTCTATTTGTTTTTGATCTAACGATGTATAAACTTTGCTTTGCTCTTGTAAGAGCTACATAAAAAACTCTTCGCTCATCATCTTTATCTCTCCAATAAGATTCATCTGCCTTACGAGATAGATCTGAAAGTATCATTACATTATCTGCTTCACCACCTTTGCTACCATGCACCGTAGAGAGCGTGATCCGTGGTACGGGATGAAAGCTACCTTCTCTTCGTATCACGTCAGATACATAAGCTTTCTTGTATTCTGGTACTTTATCTAGAGCTTCGTGCCATGAATATTCTTTCGGCACTCGTAAACCATTACTCCTTTTTAAATGTTCGTAAGTAAATGTTGCATCTTGATCAACACCAACCAAACCTTTGTAACCTTTCTCGACTCCAGTATTTGCATTCATGTAATAGTAAACATCTTTTAGAGTATCATGATCAATAAAACTTCCTTGCTGTAACATGCGCCAGCCATTGATAGCGTTTATTAATCGTTTACCAATAGAGCTTTTACCTGCACGGTGATAATAATAACCTAATAATTTTAAATCATCTTCTACCTGGTCTAAAAAATAATTGGTCCTACCAAGTATTAACCAATTACCAGATTTTAAATGATCAAAGTTTCTTCGTGGTAAATGCACAATTGTGCCTTCTTCTTGTTTCGGGGACCATTGTTTTTGCACCCTGTTTTTAACACGATTAATTAAGTTTATTGCACGTTGTTGAATTTTTAATGGTAATCGATAAGACTTATCTAATATAATTCTTTTACCTTCTTTATTTAAAAGGTACTCACTTCTTGCTCCAGCCCATTGAAATATAGCTTGGTCATCATCGCCTGCAATGTAAACACGTTTAGCTTTTTCTGCAAGTTTATCAACCATTTGCCATTGTATAAATGAAAGATCTTGCGCTTCATCTACTATTAATACATCGAGCCGTGGTGCGATATCCTCTTTTAAAAACTCTACAATCATGTCAGTAAAATCATATTTAAATTTACGCATAGACCCGAACTTATAATCATGTAATGTTTCACTAATTAATTTTAACTTGGGCCAACCACCCTGCATGTGTCCACTTTTTAAAAACTGATCGTATAATTTAACACCATTAATTTTTGCCATGTCCATAACTTTCATGAAAATATCATTAGGTGAGGACACACCATAACCTAATACTTCACCGTTTGGATTTGTTAATTTTACTTGCAATTGTTGAGATACAAAACGATAGTCTTCATCATTCATTACATCTGATTCTGATAAACCAAGAGCAAGAAAAGCTAAGCTGTGTAAAGTTCTAAAATATTTAAAGTCTTTTACATCTTGTTTAGGAAAATCACGAAGAGCTCTAGTTAACGCTTCTTTTGCAGCTTTTTGTGTAAAAGCAAAGTAACCGATTTTATCTGGCGCTGTGTTTTTTAATTCTTTAGCTACAACTTCATTCAACAGGTAAGTAGTTTTACCTGTGCCTGGAGGACCGAAAATTAAATTAATCATTAGAATGGTGTCTCTTCTTCTAAGTTTGGTTTTGGATGTAAATACTGATCTTTATCCATTTGTGCAAACATTTTTGGAACATACCATACTCTACGAACTTTACCATTTAAACGTACTGTGCCACTGTCACCGTTAAGACCTCTAATACTAGTTACAATTTGTGTAGGATTAAATGTTTTAAATTGTTTCTTTGTGAGAAATTCTACAAGAGCTTCTAATCTAAAATATATTTTTTCATCTTTATATAATGCTTGTCCTAATCGTAAACCCTCCCAGTCTTGTGCATCACCTTGGTCCGTTATAAATTCTTCAAGTAATTCATAAAATCTTCCTGTAGCTGTAACCTCTAGAGGCATTTCAATGATCTTTACATCAGCAAGTAGTTGTTGAAGTTTCGTGGTCCAATCTCTAGGATTCAATGCATTAGGTAAGATATTAATTCTACCCATACAAGCTTTACGAAATAAATTCTGATCATATAATTCATTGTTTGATAAACTTAAACGCTTACCATCAACAGTAATAAACCATTGTGATTCATCTGATTGATACTTTGTAAGATCATCAAACTCATTTTCGAAACCATCACCAATACCAAATTTTCTACTTCTACACACACTACTGTTACAAAATTGACACATAGGTTCAACTTTGCATGTATAATTATAATCTTTTTCCGAATGCTGATTTATTGTTTTAGTTACTTCCGACATTGAAAGTTTTTTAGCCATGTACTTTTGATTAAATTCATTTACTTTGTCTTGCCAATCTTTTGGATGTTTTTTCTTGGCATATACCGCATAATGAAATAATACGTTGTCCCTACCACCCTCTTGTACTTTTTGAGACATAAGAGTTTCCAAGCAGGGTGGACCATCAGACATTTCTTTAAAATTTTTTTTCTTAGATAATTTTATTTGCGAAAATTCTTCTACAGATACTCTGTACTTATCGACAAGATCGAGAAACTCATCCAAAGTAGCTGCACTGCCATCATCAAGAAAAGCATACCTATTGTTATCAGTGCCACCAAAGTAAGGAAGATTAAGAAAGTTACCGACGTCTCCACGTTCTTTTTCAATTTTTTCTTGTTTTGGAAATATTTCTGACCCTGCATATCCAAGTTCACCGCTTATTTGTTGTAATTTTGATCTCATATCTTTAGCAGGTATAAAAGATTTAACAAAACTAAAAATATGTGCGCCTCCACTTTTAGAGCGACACACTATTAAAGGAAATTTTTCTTCTCTAATTTTACTTACTATTTTTTTATGATCTAAAGGATATTGATCAATATCTATACAACCCCATTGACACTTATTATCATCATTAATGGGTATTATTCCTAGACTATTAACGCCTGATATGTGCTCTTCCCATAGACTATCCGGCTGTGGAAACAGCCTAACAATACGAGAGTCACCAGTGTGCTTACCTTTTTCATTAACACCACTTTTAGTGTAACAACCATGAGCACGTTCCTGTCCTCTAAAAACCTGCTTAAATTTCTCCATAATTAAAAAGGCGCCCGAAGGCGCCTAATTTTTTAGTATGGTGAACTTTGTTTTTCTACATCTTGCTCATGTTTGACAGTAGCTGTCCCATCAGAAACAAAATTAGAAAAGTCTTTAGCCATTGCATAAAGGTTTTTATCTTTATCTGATAAAAAATCTTCTGCAGTAATGTCCCAATTGTACCAAAAACCTTGATCATTTTCTTCTCTTACAGTTTTAAGTTTGTAAAATTTTGAAAACATAGGCGGTGTAAATGGACCATTTTGTCCGTTTATTTTTAAAGACTTCATCATCGTATTCCATTTACGACTCTTCTTTAGAGCTGTGGACTTCATGGTAATTACACATGGTTCAGCAAGATCATCTTTAACTAAAAGAACATAATGATTACCACATGTTTCAACGTAGTTACCATTAGGTAGTCTATCTTTACTCCCATCTCTTTTTGTTTTAGTAATAATATCACTGCTTGCGTCGTAAATATTCACAGGCGCACCAGTGCTACCTTTACCTCTGTCAACCCATTCGACATACTGTCTTACATATCCACAGGGTATAACAGTTACTCCCTCTTCGCCTTTAAAGGTTTCTCTCGATACATCATTAAATATATCACCTTCCGTGGCTCCAAGTTCTTTCTTTTCTTCTGACAAAGGTTGCAACACTTTTAATCTTGGTGTTGCTGTATCCTGATTGTCAACCGTTTCAAAACCTTTGTTTGAATCTTCTTCAAACATTTTATTGAAAGGTATTACTTCTGCATTTTTCTTTTTACTTACAGCGTTACTCATTTTTACCTCGTTTCTTATTTTTTACTCAATTTAGTCTTTGAACCAACAAAGACGCCAAATTTGTCCATGGGTAT